ATGGTTAGCGGCTTGAAAGTTCATGGAACACGACCATCGGCAGACGATCGATTGCGACTGTTTTTTCCAAATATCGAGGGGGACGACTCGCCGGAAGGACTAATCGGACTCGATGACATTGACGTTGTGCATATACCAGGGCTGTCGTTAAACGGCGTTACAGGCGTAGCACTTCGTGAGATCGCAGCTCGCAACCTTGGTGCGTCCATCAACGCGGAAACGCGGCTAGCAAGCCAAATGCAGGACGGCTACAGCGGGAATATTATGTTTCAGGCCCCTCCTGGTGTTTTCCGCCAGCAAAAGGACGCGGAAGAGTTTATCGAAGCGATCGAGAAGCGACATCACGGCACAAAGAAAGGCGGACGGCCTGGACTGTTGCGAGAAGGCATCACGGCGAACGTCCTGTCGATGAACAACAAGGACGCTGAGATGATCGCAAACAGGCTATTCCAGCGTCAGGACGCTGCTTTGTACCTTGGACTTGAGTCAATTCTTGGAGACGATACGAGTGTCTCGTACAATTCACTTGAACAAAAAAACTTGGCGTACCTGATGAATTGTCTCAACCGTTGGCTGCGACGATGGGAGGAAGAATTGGAGTGCAAGTTGCTTCCCAAGAAACAATTTGACAACGATACGCATTTCATCAAGTTTAATACCGCTGCATTGCTCAAATCTGACTTCCAAGCGACTGTTGCGGCACTTTCTACGCTGGTTAACGCGACGATATTCAGTCGAAACGAGGCACGGGCTAAGATCGACATGAACCCAGTCGAGGGTGGTGACGAGTACGAAAATCCTGCAATTACGCCAGGCAAGGGAGTGGCGGAAGAGCAGATGCCAAGCAAGAAAATGGATCCAAAAATGCCTGAGGAAATGGAAAAATCTGCTGTTCTCGCAAGGATATCGCACTTAATCGGCGTAGAAGCGAACCGAGTCAAGCAAGCGGCGTCTGGCGAGGTTAATTTCCTGTCGTGGATGGATCGATTTTACGAGACGAATTGGGAGTCCAACTTCGCGGACGCACTCGAAGAAATTAAGATCGATCGCGACGAATCTAGGATCCACTGCACGGAATCGAAACGGCAGTTACTCGCGGTTTGCACTGTGTCAAAGCCGGAAAACCTCGTGGAAAACGTTGCGAAATGCGTGGAAAACTGGAAAAACAGGGCTAACAAGATAGGGACAAAGCATGTTTAGTTACGATACCGACACTGGCGTCATAAATATCTACGACGAGATCGGGAGTGCATGGTGGGGAGGCATCGACGCTGAGGCTGTCAGCATCGCGTTAGACGCAATGAAAGGACAGCCTGTTACTATCCGATTGAACACTCCTGGAGGCTCGGTTGACGAGGGAATAGCGATCTACAACCTTTTGAAACGCTATCCAGGTGGAGTAAATACGGTTGTTGACTCGCTAGCGGCTTCAATGGGGTCGTATTTACTCCAAGCTGGGAAGGTCCGGACGGTGGCATCAAATGCAATGGTGATGGTTCACGATCCTTGGACTATTGCGATGGGTAACTCGACTGAGCTTAGAAAGGTAGCCGACATAACAGACAAGTATGCAGCACGCATGATCCCTGACTACGCGAAGCGAAGCGGCAAAACAGAGGACGAGATCAAGGTAATCATGGCCGACGAGTCATGGTATACAGGGCAAGAGGCTGTTGACGCTGGATTTGCGGATGCAATTGAGGTTGAATCGAACGTTGAACCTGTTGTTGCTGGCTTGCGGCACATTGCACGAAAGGTTCCAGATTCGCTAAAGCAACGGCAAATGGCGGCGGGCGATCGAACGCAATTCCCGAAGAGGCACGCTGCTAAGGCTAGTGGAATAACTTTGGCACAGGCGAAAGAAATGGCTCTGAGTGTTCGATGATGCGTAAACTAAACATCGGCGGTGGGGTAAATCCGATTCCAGGCTACGACGTCATTGATCGGAATCAAGGAACGGAAGCCTACCCGTTGAGTTACGAGGATGGAATATTCCACGAGGTTCGGGCGTCGCATATCCTCGAACACTTCGAACGTAAGTTGTTGATTCCAGTACTGAAAGAATGGATTCGCGTGTTGAAACCGAATGGCATTTTGCAGATATCGGTTCCTGATTTTAACTGGTTGCTACAACATCTCGAACACCCATTATTCCAGGCTTGGTTGATGGGTGGGCAGACAGACGAAAACGATTTTCACAAGTCCCTATTCACGGACAACATATTGCGTGAGCTGTTTGCATTGTGCGGTTTGGTCGATGTGCAATCGTGGGAAGGTAGTCCGCTGGATTGTTCTGGTTTTGAACTTTCGCTTAACCTGCAAGGCATGAAGCCTGTTTGATTGCTTTATTTGGGTGTAGGTATTAAAATAACGAAGGTACCACGGTAGCTTGGCTGTCCAGATGGGCGACGCTAGCCAAATCATTTAATAGCTCAGAGTGGAACGGAACGGAATGGAAAAAGTTTCCAATCCCTATTGCAGAGTTTTCGATTTATAATGTTGAGAACTGGGGTATTTCCTACAAAGAAATGTTCGCTTCAATCGGCTTTCGCTTTACTGGGCAAAGAATTGAAACTTACTTGACTCGAACCGTCGAATAGCGTAAGAATAAAGACTCAACGCGGGCAATCCCGCACAAAATCCAAGCGATCCACCAGACTCTTCAGCAGCGTGGCTAAGCGACGGAAACGAATATTTTTTGTTTCAATGTCGCAGGCCTAACCTGCTTTTTGCATTTAATGGCCTGCCAAATAGGAGGTCATTTATGAAGACTGCACGCGAAATACAAGATTCGCTGAATGAGATTCGTGACGAATTGGACGCAATCATTGCTGTTGCGGAAAAAGAAGAACGCGAACTCAACGCGGAAGAATCTAAGCGAGTTACTGAAATCGTTGACGTTATTGTCCCGGAACAAAACCGTCAGTTAGTCACAGCAACAAAGATCGATCGCGAACGAGCACAACGCTCTGCGAAGCGAATGAATGAAGAAATCGAAGCCAATCAAGCGGCTGCTGGCATCGACACCAAAGCAAACATGAACGTTGGTAGGTTCGGTGCGATCAAGATCCCAGCGAGGGCGAAAGTACACGGGCCTTTGCGTGCCTATCAAGGCGAAAACGCTCAGAGAGATGCGTACATCGCAGGCAATGTCATTCTAGCTGGCATGTACGGTAGCGAGTCAGCTTCGCAATTTTGCCGCAATCATGGCTTGCAGATAAATGCATCCATGACAACTAGCGACAATTCCAAAGGTGGCTTTCTAGTCCCAGACGAAATGTCGGCGGCACTGATTCGATTGCGCGAAGAACGCGGCGTATTTCCTCAGTATGCCAATCGCGTACCGATGGGATCGGACATCATTCGCGTGCCTCGGTTATTGACTGACGTTACAGCGTACTGGACTGGCGAAACAGCAGAAATAACCGCTAGCGATGCAGTCATGGGCGATGCGGAATTGATGGCTCGTAAGTTGTCGGCGTTAACAAAGGTTTCGTCTGAGTTAGACGAGGAAGCTGTAATTGACATCGGCGATCTGATTACGCAGTCGATGGCCTACGCAATGGCTGACAAGATTGACGAAGCAGGATTCAACGGCGACGGCACGTCAACCTACGGCGGTGTGCTTGGTCTTAAAAACGCGCTTAGTTCTAGTGCAACATCTACCGCAGCAACTGGCAACGATGCGGCAACTAATCTGGACTTAGTTGACTTCGAAGCGGCCATTGGAATGTATCCGCAATACAGCGGAGCATCGCCAAGGTGGTTCATGCACTCGGCATTCTATTGGGCTTCGGCTGCAAGGTTGATGGACGCTGCTGGTGGGAACACAAACATGACTATCGGAAACGGTCCCCCAGTCACGATGTTCCTCGGATATCCAGTTACGTTTGCACAAGTGCTTTTTAGCACTACGACAACGTCAGCCTCAACGATTTATGGTTACTTTGGCGACTTGCGATTGGGAGCGACATACGGAACCAGGAGACAAGCCAGAACAGAAGTTTCCACAGAGCGATATTTTGAAAACGATTTGATCGGTATCAAAACAACCGAGCGAATTGCAATCAACATTCACGAACGGGGCGACTCGATTCGAACACGGCCAATCATCGCTTTGAAAACCGCTGCGTAATCAACGAACAACAAAAAGAAAAGAGGATCAATTACATGAAACCAACTTTAGGAACTGACAGCGTACTGCTGGCACCTATAACTGCCGTGACGACTGCACGGACTGCAAACCTAGATACATCTGGTGCAAACTATGCGACTATCAGAGTTATTTTGGGTGCTGAGCTTAATACGAATTCAACCAATGTCGCTATTTCGCTGTCTGAATCGAACGACACTGTTGTGAGCAACTTCGCAACGTTTAACGCATCGTTTAATCGCACAGTGGATAACACTGCTGGGCAGATTGCTACATCCCACGTTGATCTCGACGGACGCAAGAAAGTCATTAGACTGACTCTCACGCCAGACACCACGACGAACGGGCCGATTTTGAGTGCTGCTAGCGCTACGTTGTACAAGGATGTTATTACCGACTCGGCGACAATGCTAGGTCCAGACGTAGTGGTAGGGTAAGGAAAAAAGCATGGGCCATAGAGACGTTACCATAACGGCACTGATGACAGCCGGGAGGTATGAAAATACCTGGTGTCGCACGCACATTGAATTTGCATTGCGAGAACTCGGCATACCATTGGTGGTGAGTGGCGGCGTCTACTATGGGCAGTGCATGCAAAATATGCTGACTGATGCAATTGCGAATAAGACAGAATTCGCAGTTACGATAGATGGCGATTCGGTATTTACTGCATCGCAATTACGGCGATTGATTTCAATCGCTGCTCAAGAGTCGCAAACTATTGACGCTATTTGCGGAATGCAAGTTCGGCGAGGAGCGAAAACGGCTTTAGGGACGATTGAAGGATCAGACGGGTATAACTGGAATGGATATCCGATGAAGGTCGACACTGCCCATTTTGGATTGACTGTTATAAACCTAGCGAAGCTCGCAAATACTGCTAAGCCTTGGTTCTATTGTCGTCCTAATGCGGACGGCGATTGGACTGGAAACAAACTCGATTCTGACGTTTGGTTTTGGAAGCAATGGAAAGCCTCTGGCCACTCAATTTACATGGACCCTGGTTGTCGAATCGGGCACCTTGAAGAAATGATCGTAATGCATGATGCATCGATGGCCATTGACCATATTTACCCTGTTGATTGGGTGGAAGCGAATAAGAAACGTGAAGACGATAAAACTGCTAAAACAGTGGAAGAGACATTTGATAGGGCACACGCTGACGTTGCATGACGGCGTTGCGAATTTGTTGGTAGAGAGACGAAGGATTGCTGAATATGTCATCGACATGCCAACGATTAGTTGCGGAAATAGTCACGCGACCGACGCAGGAACCGATCACGCTGGAGCAAGCAAAGAAGCAAGTCGAAATAGCGACAAGCGACGACAACCACGATGACCACTTGAGAGATCTGATTCAGTCGGCACGTGAGCAATGGGAAGTTGATACGGATACTGCTTGCTGTACACAAACCTGGCGAGTTAAGGCAGAGTACTTCCACGACGGCTTGGTGCTGCCAAAGAGACCTGTTCAGTCGATAACGTCGATCCAGTATTACGACGGATATAACGTGCTGCAAACGATGTCTTCATCGATCTACCAACTAGATTCTGCGAAGAGTCAGTTGCGTATCCAGTACCAGCAAGTTATCCCAATGACGCTAGGCCGATTTGATGATTGGACGATAACCTACGTTGCTGGCTATAGCGTTGACGGTAGATACGTGCCTGGCGTCGCTAAACGTGCGATGCTATTGCACGTCGGGTACCACTTCGACGGCAATCGCGGCGACAACGACAAAGCATCAGACATGGGGCAATACGAAAAGCTAGTTGCACGCTACATCCGGAGCACGTATCCGTGAAAAACAAGACTAGTGCGATGCGGTATCGGATTGACGTTAAAGAGCAAGTGGAAACGCTTGACGATACCGGAGAGCCGATTGTCACTTGGGTAGACTTTTTAGCTGAGGAGCCAGCGGAGTTTATTCCAACTGGCGGACTGGAGTCCTATCGAGGTAAGCAACTCGAAGCAGGAACAAAAGCTATTTTTCGCGTGCGATATCGAGAAGGCTACACAACGCAAATGAGCTTTATGTTCGATGGGACGCGCTACGGAATAACGCATATCAACCCAGTCGATGGGATGCGACGTTTTATTGATTTGTTGGTGGCTACATGAGTTTAGCACTTGAATTGAAAATTGAATTCGACGAAGCGGTAATTGCAAAATTGCTTCAAATGCCTTTGCTTTTGCGACTCGCTCCGGCAGAACGCATTCTTAAAGCGATGGCAAAACCAATCGCAGTAAAAGGTAAAGAGTTGGCACCGAGTTCGCGTAAATCTGGAGAACGCAACAGATGGGGCAAGAAATATACAAGCAACGCTGCATACCAAAATGACTCTGGTAAGTCGATCGGATACGCATTTCGGAAAACAGAAACCGGAGGCTATCTAATCGTTGGCGGACTCTATCCGCAAGCAAATAAGCAAAACTACGACTCGGGCAAGGACAGAACAATCAAGCTTTGGGGTCACAACCCAGTCAAGTACCCAATCACAGTCAAGCGAGTCGATCCAAAAGATCGCTTTATGCAACGCGCATTTGACGAGACTCGCGACGCTCAATTATCTGCCGGATTTAAGCAGTTGGAAACCGAAATAAAGGAACTGAAACTTGGCTAAAAACTTACGGCTAACTGATACGGTTGTCATCGCGAACGGTGGAACTGTCTCTACAACGCTGACGCTGGAAAACAGTCGAGTACCGCTAGCGATACTCATTCCGGCTGCGATGACATCTACAGCGATGACATTCAAGGCATCGAACGACAACGTTACGTTTTATCCGATCTATTACGAGTCTACATCCTATTCAGTGACAGTCCCGACTGGAGCTGTGCGAATGATCGCGCTTAATCGCTTGGCATTCGAAGGGGTTAAGTATTTCCAAGTTGTCGGTGGCTCGGCGGAAGGTGCGGCGAGAACAATCGGAGTAATAAGCGGCGAATGACAAGCGACGTCGGAAAAGCATTGCGAACGAAACTACTAAGCTACGCGGCTGTGACTGCGTTAGTAGGTCAACGCATGTATCCAGACGTACTCGTTCAAAATGCCACGACACCGGCAATTGTTTATTCAAAGATATCAACCAGGCGCGACCACGCATTGAGCGACGTAACGCGGCTAGCACATGCTCGATTCCAATTCGATTGCATTGGCACTTCGCGAGAAAACGCGAACGACTTATCGCATGCAATTCGACGTAGCGGGATATGTGCATACCAGGGCACTACAACCGGTATTTACTTTTGCGGAACCGAAATTGATAGCGGTGATTCCTACGGTACCGATGGGCCGACAGACGGTAACCAAGTCTATCGGTACTACACGACTTTTGATCTGTTAATCCACTATTTGGAGGAGGCATAATGGCTTTATTAACTAGCCCGATAACCGGCAACGGAACCACGTTTGCGGTAACTACTGCAACGTCTCAAGTAACTTTTGTGAAAAAGATTTCAGGCTTGGAAACAATGCTTGGAGAATTTAGCACGTCGGTTCTAGCGACAACTGGCTTTGCAGAACGCAAAAAACTAGACTTGGCAGATCCTGGAAAAGTTAATATTGAGTGCTTCCACATTGGTTCGGAAACAACTCTTGGTTCGACAGGGACGGCAACGATTACTTATCCAGGTGCTGGGTCTCTTACCGGCACCGGGTGGATATCCAAACTGAAAATGCCGGACGCAGAAAACGGAACAGCTCTATCTACCAATATCGAATGGACTTTTGACGGGCTTACTGGACCTACTATTACTTGGTTGACTCCATGATGAAAGTCGAACTTGTACCATACATTGGAATTCGATTCGACGGGCTGAAAGTCGAGTGGAAACAGTGGCAAGTATTTGCAACTGGAGCCAATGGCAATAGAGTCTTGGTTGGCTATCTCCCTCATGATGAAAGCCAAGCGATCATGATGCTGTGTAACCAGCCATTCAATATCCTGAAAGAGATCATTGAGAAGTGCGAAGCGATAACCGGACGCAAGGTTATTTCTCCAGTCCCAATTTACGAACCACCGGCGATTGATAACGACGCTGGGGATGAAGATACCGAAGAATTCGAAGAGGACGACGAAGAGTGAATAAGCAAGAGATCGAAGACGTTATAAACCTTCCACCGCAATGCGAGACAGTCATTTACAAAGGAAAGCCGTTTCGTTTGCGTGAGTTGACTGAAGAACAAGGAGTTGATTACGAACTCGCATTGCAAGACAAAAAAGGCAAGTTCGACATTGCTCGTATGCGTCGTGCATTGATTGCTTATTGCTTAGTTGACGACGATGGCAACCGGGTTATCAGCGATCCAGATCAACTAAAAACGATGCGGCGTTCTCTGGCTTCATTCCTGTTTCAACGCTGCCAGGCGCTAAACAACTACGACGAGAACGAACTTGAGGGACTAATAAAAAACTCCGAAGAAGCCGGAAGCTAAGACTAGCTTACCGGCTTGCGTTTCAATGGGGAATTGTCGATGTGCGTGCGTGGATTAAGACTTTGCCAAAAGGCACTTTGCGACAGTGGGAAGCCTTCGATGCCGTTGAGCCGGTTGGAGAACACTGGCGACAAACAGCAGAGATCACGACGATGCTTGCAAGGCAGATCGAATACACCGTTGCACTTAAGACTGGAAATCCGATGGAACCAACAACGATCCAGGACAACATGCCTTCGCGTTATCGTCGCATTGCGAAGCCGAAACCCAAACCAGTCAAGCAATCCACAGAAGACAAAAGAAGCGAATTCGAACGCGTTGCGTCAAGCTTAGGCTTGGGAAAGATTGTTAGGGAACATGGCCGGATCAATCAACCTAGCTAACGTTGCACTCGGGTTTGACTCATCGCAATTAACAAAAGGCGTTGATCTATCTGGTGCCGAATTGCGCAAGCTTACCGGAATCATTAAGGAGTCTATAAGTCCAGTCGATAAGTACTCCGATGAAATGATTATTCTGGATAAGGCATTTCAGAAAGGTGCTTTGACAGCAGAACGGTTCGCCGCCGCGTCCGATCAGCTAGCGAAAAAATACGGTATCGAAACTTATGCGATGATCGAGGCTCGGCAAGCTGCCGAGAAATTAGAAGCAAAGAAAAAAGAGCAGATAGAAACTAATATCAGACTCGCCGAGGCTGAAAGGAAGTATGGAGAAATGCTTGCTGCTGCACAGCGTGACATGCTCGCTAGGCAGAAGCAGTTAGATTCAGAGCTTGCAATAGGGTTGAATTTACGAAAGCAAGTGGCAACCGCAGACGAACGCAACGCTGCTGCTATAAAGCAATACGATCAGTACCTAAAGCAAGGCATCATAGACCTGCAAACGTACAATCGATTGCTAGACCAGATGAGAGCAAAACCGCCGGCTAGCCCTCCTGTTGGATCCTCTGTATTTGGAAGCGATATTAAAAGTACTTTGGCACAATATGTTGGCATGGCTGCTGCGTTTGCGGGAGTTAAGAAAAGCCTATCATTAGCGGCAACAGCCGAGACGAATAAAATTTCACTGGAGGTATTAACCGGTTCAGTAGAAAAAGCGCAGTATCTGTTTGAAGGATTTGTTGAACTTGATCGGTCCTCTCCTTTATCACGTTCAGATTTTTCAAGAGCTGCACAGACGCTAGTTGGTTACGGGCTTGCAGCTGGATCAACGTTACCAGCATTAAGACAACTCAGCGAAATATCCATCGGCAACGCGGATAGATTGCAATCGCTCGCACTCGCTTTTGGGCAGGTGCAAGCAAACGGCAGATTGATGGGGCAAGAAGTATTGCAGATGATTAACGCTGGATTTAATCCGTTGCAAGAGATAAGCCGAACGACTGGCCGCAGCATGGTCGAACTTAAGAAGGCTATGGAGGATGGTGCGATAACATCAGGAATGACCGCGGATGCGTTGAAATCGGCGACGAGCGAAGGTGGAAGGTTTTTCGAGATGAACGAAAAGCTAAAGAACTCCGCAGCAGGACAGTGGGCGAAAATGAAATCTGATGTTGAGATGCTTGCAACTTCGATTGGTACCGAGTTACTGCCAGTTGCTAAATCGTTCATGGATCTTATGAAAAGCGGAGGAGATGATAACGGAAATTCTGGATTGTCTGGATTGGCAGTTAAGACGGTTTCGGTTTGGGCACAAGGTATGGAAATGGCAAGTGCTGTGCTGCAAGATGCTTTTACAAATCTAGACGGTAATTCACAAGGGACAGTATTAAAGGACTTATTAGATCGAAAGAAAATGCAAGAGTTAATGAAGCCTCCTGTTAAGACTAAAGAGCAAAAAGAACAGATTGCAAGAGAGATCGAACAAGAGGCAGAAGAAGAACGAAAGCTTGCGGAGGAAATAAATGCGAAAGCTAAGGCGGACGCAGCTTGGTTAAAAAACGAAGAAAAATCATCTGCTCAAGCAGTGGCGGCGATCAAAAGGAGAGAAGCCGAAAAGCTAATGCTTGAAGAGTTTAAGTATAAGGAAGCAAGCATTCGAAAAGAGTTTGCGGAGCGGAATAAAAAAGAGGCTGAGCAGATGGGCAGATCAGGGGGCGTAGGCAGCACAGAAACACCATTACTGCGAGCAGGTAGCGTCGAAGCTTACAAGTTCATGATGTCTCAAAAGGATAAGCAAGCGGAAGCAACAGAACGTCATATCAGGGTATCCGAAGAAAGCAAAGCAGTACTTGAAAAACAACTAGACGCACTAAACCACCAACGCACGATGCAGACAAAGAGGTAACGCATGGCGTCACAAATAATCGGCGAGATGCGCGAGGCTTCTGCCTCAGTAAAAAAGGGTAATGGCAATCAGCTAAAGTTCACTTCGACTTGGAAATTTCTGGTACTAACCGATAGCGTCAACGTATCGCGTGAGGAAGTATTGCTTGGAACGCCAGGCCTGCCTGTCGTAGGGTTGATCTACGGATGGATCAATGCAATGTGCGTTGGCAATTCATGCGTTCGTGCTGCTGAACCAAATTACTGGCATGTAACGTGTGAATTTGAAACAGGGACTGAGGATCAAAAGCAAGATCCTAGCAACCCTGGTAGCGGGACAGACTTCAGCGGTAATCCATTACCGAATCCAGACCCAAGAACTTGGCTTCCTGTTTTCGAGATAGATGGCATTGAAACGCGACAAAAAGTATTGCTTACCGACAATTCAAACGTTCCGGTTAGATGTGTTAATTCCGCTAAGCAGTTGTTTGCCGATCCATTGACCGAAACAGTTTCCCTGTGTTCTTTCTCGTTCGTTCAATTTGAAGATCCTGCACAAGACATAACCGACATACTAGACAGGAACGACTGTGTAAACCTAAATGACTTTGCAGGTAGAGATAATCGAACGCTGAAGATAAACGTAACGGCTGCGTCGCTAGGATACTGGGGCAATTTCCCTGCATGGAGAGTTTCCTACAAATGCACATACGATCCGGAAAACTGGGACGCAAAGGTAATAGACGCTGGCCCCAATCAACTGGATGGAACCAAATTAAAGCCGTGCATGGATAAATTTAACGTCTTTCGAGTAGTCGGTAATTTGAACGGCAGCGGAGTCCAGCAAGATAACGACATTGATCCTGTTGTCCTGACGTTTGAGACTTATCGTGCAATCGCTTTCGAAGACTTCATAAGGCGGTAAGCGTAACTATGGCAGTGAAAGAGGAAGTTGTATTCGGGTTTAATTCAAGCGATGCCGACGATCTAATTAAGATGATTGGTAAGCGTTACCAGTACCCGACGCCACACGACACATACGACGCAACGCGGCTAGTAATCGCATACACAACCGCAGGTGCTACAGCTCGCGTAGGCACGACGCTTGGCGTTGGCGAAGCAACTATCTACTATCTTGCTGTCTCGGGTGCGAATCGTGTGTTGACGACGACGGCTGTTGATGTGGACTTCTTTAATTTATCGACAACAGCGGTTGGAGCCACGAAGTACTTGATGTTGCTTCGCGCGGGTGACGTGTTCGTGTGCAACTGGGAGGATTGCTAACGTGGGATGCCGCAAGCATTCTCCTGGCAACCCTTGCGATTGCATTCCTCCCGACTGCGAGTTCGTCGAGGCCGACTTACCAACGGTGAACATAACAGGCATGACCGAGGCAACCGGTTGGCTTTTTTTTAACTCTGGTGATTGCTGTATTGCTTCAAAGCGATTTACTTTCGACGTGACGCAGGACGATATCGTACTCGACGGTGGCGACGTTCTGACTTGGGATAAAACGGAAGTTTGTAAAACGGAAGCCTTTTGCTACGACAAACAATGTGGGACGGTAACTCAGGTTTTCTGGCAGCAGACCGATCCAAACGGACGCGGGGCAATACTCGAAGACGAGAGCGATGAACCAGCATACAATTGCGATTGCGGGTCGCCAACGTTTACGCAAGTCCACACGCTGACGAAAACAGTTAGGCAACGCGGCGGAAGGCGGTTCGTCGTTACAGTGCATCCGACAGCGATATGGGTCTCTTTCCAAAAGACATCCAGCTACGTTTGCAGTCCATCTGCCGCAGTGACTCGATGGATCATGCGATCCTACGTCTATTACGACGGAAGCTATTCCTACATCGATTACGGTGAACTCACGACGACTTACACGAGCACGGCGAACACGACTTGTTGGGAATGGCCTGCCGACGCTTCGTCAGGAGATTATCCGTGGGACATTGCTGGCGCGAGCAACGTAACAGCATTCACAGATACCATCGATTCGAGCGGTATCGTGTGCCGTCAAAAGGTGCTGACTACAATTCCCACAACAGAGACAAGCTACACGTTCAACGACGGTGACACGCACGACACTGGATGCACGCAACCGTGTGAGCAGTGCGATGAAAGCGATTTGTGTTTTGCATCGGACGATCTGGGTGACGATGAGCCGACGGCGGGATTCTGCGAAGCAACGATCGTTACGACAGCAACGGACAGTGCATACACGCTTCAGCTATGCGAGCCTCACTACATTTATTTTTGGGCTGAAACTGGGACATGCAACACGCTTTTCGAGAACATGTTTCCGGATGCGGCTCCGAATCAAATGTTCATCCAAGACGCAACGATATGCTGTACACGATACTTTACGGACACTGCATTTCCATACTACACGACGGCATACCTCGACGCGATTTGCACGATACCAGCATACGACTATCCGTCGTGGGATACGCTGACGGCTGGCAGTGCAGGGAGTGGAATACTAACCGATTGCGATTATCCGACGTTGAAGGCAGGGCAGGTAATTGAAGACTGCTGGCCGACGCAGACGTGTGCGGCGTGTCCAACAAGTACACAGACAGGAGACTCAAATCAAAACCTAGTTGTGGCTACAACGACAAGGACAGTGCTGAAATCGATTGGAGCAAGGATCGTCGAACTTACTCGCACCGTATCGTGTAGCGGCTACACTCCCGTCGAAGCGTGCGTGACGTTCGAAGCTTGGACGATCATATTACAAGAAGGACTGTGATGCGTATCGTCTGTCCAAATCCGATTCGCAATGACAAGTCGGTTGCGCGAAGCTATCCGATATCGGTTACGCAGACGCGATCGGTTGTTCAGTTCCCGACGATCGCGGAACGCAACTTGGAGTTGTACCATGCGTTGTGGTTTGAACTGCATTCCAAACAAGACGCTACACCGGAGTGGTTCAACGCGTGGGTTAAGCGAGTACCTCAAGCTAGTTGTTCGTGCAAAAGAGAACTGGATGCGTACATAGTTCAGCATCCAGTTGATTACAATCGGTTCGAAGACTGGGGAATAGACTTACACAATTTCGTTAACGCACGACTTGGAAAGCCTTTGTGGATAAAACCCGACGCAGCGATTCCAAAAACATCTGTTTGACATCCGAGAAATAGCTAATATACTTGCTTGCACCATGCAATATCTATCACCAAATCAATTTGCTAAACGTCACGGCGTGTCTAGGCAGTGCGTTTCCATGTGGCTCAAGGAAAACAGAATTGTTGGCGCGAAGTCTAAAGCCGACCCGCATGGGCGGTTTGTCTGGATAATTCCGACGAATGCGAAGCGTCCAGCAAAAGAAAAAACGGGCAGAAAACCAACGAAAACATTGGCTAAATAGCCGTTTTGGAATTATTCTAGAATTCTTTACTGAATTCTCTTGCACCCCGCAACCTATATGCTATAGTAATTACATCAGTCGGACGCACACCGCGACTGACAACTGACTCCGACCTCAGGGATAAATAAGATGAAAACAGCAGTAGTATCCAACACAACAACCAACAGAGTCTATTCCTTTTTTCGCGCTGCACTGTTCGATACATACGGAAGATGCCCAGTCGACTACACAACACAAGTTAAGACGCACGAAAGCACGGGTCGCTCCTACTACTACACGACTTTGGGCGGAAAACCAATCTACCACCCGTCAGCGTACAGGTGGCCCAAGTGCTACCACGCTTCCACCCTGGAAATCCATGTAAATCCGTATTGGCTGCAAAAGCACCTAGCCGCTCCAAGAGGCTATCGGTGGTCAGTAGATACGCTAGGAGTCAATCTAGTCCAAATACGCACAGGGCAAGCCTACCACCCCAGCAAATCGCAGATTCTTGAAGGCGCTAAAGCGGTCTCTAAACTCCTACGCACAGCAATCATTGCACGCAAGCGAACTGCGAAGATTAACGCGAAAATTGCCAAACTAGCGACGACAACATGGGTAACGCTCGACGACAGCAAATCAGCAGGTAATTGCCCCCAAGGTAGCCAAACATTCGCACAACGTCACGGGCTAGGCGATTGTGGAGCTGTTCGTGCTGATTACTTAATGCGTCTCGAATCGAGCGAACGAGTACGAAACGCCGTGAGAATTGCAATGAGCCGAAAGGGATAACACTCGTCGAAGGCCTTCCGACCGGGGGCCGTATCGGGGCTGGCTCGCGGTCGGAAATTGCGGGCCAGCTTTTCTTTCCACCAACAATTAGGAACCCAATCATGACCATCTCCCAAGAGCAAATCGAAACCGCTCTTCAAGACCTCGCCCGCAAGCTAAACATCCGGCTGTCCGGAACGATGCTCAACGTTTTAGAAACGGCCGCTGCACAGATTGCTAAGCATGCTGAGCACAAGCCAGTCAAGAACCACGCAAGCGTTGGCTGAGAATTCGTGAAGCCCGCTACCTGCCAGCCCAACTTTCCACGGGAAGGCTGGTGGGTAGTGGTTTTTATTTACAACGAAAAGGAGTTCATATCATGTCAGTCGAAGAAGGCAAAAAAGGACGCTTAGTTCTCAAGCGCAAGCAAGGCGAAAAGATCGTACTTGGCAACGGTTCGATCGTGATAACTAACATGGGCAACGATCGACTTTGCATCGAGTGCCCGAAGGATATTGCTGTGCATCGTCACGAGGTATTTGTTGCAATAAAGAAAGAGAGGGAATTGGAATGAAAATCTATTTCTGGGCAAAGATGACGCGAGTAACCGGGCAAGCTCCAAAGGATCATCGCTGGTATGCGTCCTGCGGAACTGACGCTGAAACAACTGGCAGATTTTGCGAGTCGGTTGAGTGGGCTGACTATGCAATTTATAAGTCTGAATGTCACAAACGGATAGTAGCTGATGCGTTCATCGCTGACGTACATAGGCACGCGAAGGACAACGGATTCAATACAAAGCCGTGGGTGATTGAAATCCAAGAGAAGGAATATCGGTATTACGAACGACGTAGGAACGCTTGGGCGAAGGGGGAGTTGGTATGAACGAATCGAACGACGAATACCACGCAGACCTCACACGCCAAAGCAACAGCATGCTTACCGTGTTGGCGAAGCGTAACGGGCCACAGCTATACGATGGCTACTATGTCTCGCGAACGCTTCCGCTGCCGGAACAAACTGAGGCTATGGCGTTGGGCGAGATGGTTCATTGTATGGGGCTTGAGCCGACGGAATTCTGCCATCGGTTCGCAGTTATGCCGGACGGTTTAGATCGCGTTCGGAAGGCTGGGAAGATTGCGTGGCGATGCTTTGAATCGCAATCGAGAATCGATCTATGGCACGTAGTTAAGCCAGACATTAACCGTAGGACTAATGCTGGAAAATACGACTACGCAAAGTGGTGTGATGCAAACACAGGGAAGGAGATAATTAGTTTCGAAGACTACGAGCAGGCAGAGTTGTTCATCGACGCACTCGAATCAACTCGTGGAAAGAAGCTCGTTAAGCGTGACGATATCGAAACCGCTGAAGGCTGCGCAAACGCGATCTTATCCCACGACGAAATGCATATTCTATCGCAGGAAGCGATGGTGGAAAAACGCATTGACTTCGAACTCGATGGCGTTGAAATGCGGTGCAAGCCGGACTGGGTTAGTCTGCTAGACGGAATTGATTGCATTGTCGATATCAAAACAACACAAGACGCCAGCCCGATCGGCTTCGCCAGAAGCGCGGAACAGTTCGGCTATTATCGACAGGCGTGGCTTTATCGAGAGGCTATTCGTATCACGATGGGGATCGACTGCCGGTTTATCTTTGCGTGCGTTGAGACAATACCACCTTATAGCGTGGCGTGCTACGAACCATCGGAAGCGATGATGGCTGCGGGCGAGCATGACTTGCGATCGCTGCTGGCAGAGTATCGATACCGATACGAGGCTGATGACTGGATGCAGGATTGGAGTGTAGGGATAAATCGGCTGGACTTACCGCCGTATTTTAAGAAGAGAACTTTTACCGATATGAGAATGGCATGAGCACAACAGAAATTGCAAAACAGGACGAACGGAAAAGCGTACTCGCAAGCATGGCGGCACGCTATGGCATGGAGGCGAAGGCGTTCGAGATAACCGTCAAGGCTACGCTTGGTTTAGACAAGTGCAACGAAGGGCAGTTTGCTGCGTTCCTTTGCGTGGCGAATGAGTATGGACTTAATCCGCTGACGAAGGAGATCTATGCGTTCCCGACGAAGTCAGGCGGCATACAACCGATAGTCGGGATTGACGGGTGGCTCAACCTAGCCAACTCCCATCCTATGTTTGACGGTATGGAATTTGAAGACGTGCTAGATCCGCAAGGTTGCTTGGCCGCGATTACCTGCCGCATCCACCGTAAGGACCGCAGGCACTCTATCTGCGTGACGGAATACATGGGTGAGTGTAGAGGCAACACGCAACCTTGGAAGCAGTGGCCTGCACGCATGCTGCGGCACAAAGCGACTATCCAGGCTATTAGATATGCGTTTGGTTTCGCTGGCGTGATGGACCCTGATGAATATGACAGGATGATCACGGTTGAGGCTCATGTGACGAAGGCTGTCAAGAACGCACCTATCCGCATCCGCGACAACCGCGAGAACGGAAAGCAAACTATCCTGCCGATACAAAGCGAGAGCGAAGAAGAGTTTGCTGCACCGTTGCAAGTCACTGAGGATAACAAAGCTACTGTCGAATACGCAAAGGCAGCTGCGGCTCTCGAAGCGAGACTGGCGGAAGAGGCGAAGTTAGCTGATTCGGATAGAGGTGACGAATGATCGCATGCAAGAGCTGTACAAAAGCATGACAAGATCGCAATCCGAACTAATCGCTATCGCGTTGTCCTTCGTTACAGATTGCCGCTGTCCGCAAAGCGTCTTCGAACACGCTGCGGAGTTGGAAAAACTTGGCATGCATGGAGCTGCGATACCACATATGCGGGCGCATAAGTGGAAAGCGATTATTGATAGCCTGATCACGTCAGGCAAGCTGATTGAACGCGATGGGTGTGTTGTGGCGGCTGGTGACGAGGATAAGCTGGAACAACTGCCGTTGTTTTAAGCTGAACACGATTTGCAATTGGGTTTGCGAATCGGTATGATGACGTAATCGATTGAGCATCGATAACCAAAACACCGCCCTGCCCCTCGTATCTTGCCTACTCGGCAGTCGATGCTCAAACGAGGGGCGGGGTTTCATTTGGAGAAACGAAAATGGAGCCAATCAAGACTGAATACAAGGGGATTGTGTTCGACTCGAAGTCTGAGGCGGTATTTGCTAGAGCATTGGATCTTGCTGGTAATGAGTGGTTTTATCATCCAGGATCACACTGCGGGCATGATTGGGATTTCTTGGTGTTTTCTAGACAAATGGAGTACGCAAGAGAATGGTCTTCTTGTTGCGGAAAGACTTTTCACTCCGAGTCATCATTTTGCAATGGACCTGTAGTTAAGCCATCGTTAGTCGAGTTGAAGCCATCGATGCCAACTAGAACCTACGTTGACAATTTAACTCAGAAGATGCGAGATTGTCCTTATGAGTCACTTGTAGTATATGGATCTCCTTGGTCAGGAATAACGAATTATAAAAACCTAATCTATTCCGTTTATCCGATATTTAGCACGTACTACAAATATGGCTGGGGAGATTACGAACCATGCGCATCGAATGGATTCCCTGATCCTTACGCAATTGAGTATTGTGCGTTTCTAATGTACGGACTGAGCAACGATGTAGTTCTAGAGGCATCGAAATACCGATTCGATTTGGCAGTGCAACATGCCGCGCATTAGATCGATCAAGCCAGAGTTTTTCCACCACAAAGGACTTGCTTCGACAAGTGCCCATGCAAGGCTTTTAGCGATAGGTTTGCTGACTCTTGCGGACTCTCAAGGTAGGCTACTTTGGATCGAAATGCAGGTGCACTCCCAGGTGTTTCCCTGGGAAAGAAAAGTGAACACCCAGGTACTTCTCGAAGAACTAATAAGGATAGACTACGTCAAATCCTATTCGCTATTAGGGAATGACTACATCGAAATAACGAATTTCCTTAAACACCAAAGACTCACAGGCAAGGAGGCTGCGATGAAGTCAAAGCTACCTGGACCTAATGATTCCATTGGTGGAAACAGGGGAAACAACGGTGAAACACCTGGGTGTTTCCCTGGGAAGTATCTAGATGCCCAGGGAACAGGGGAACAGGGGAACAGGGGAACAGGGGAACAGGGGTTAGGAAAAACACAACCTGAATCTTCAATTAAGACACAAGCAGTTATCGATAAGTGGAATTCCACGTTTGACCAAAAGTGCCGGATGACGGACAAACGCAGGTCGGCAGTTACCGTTCGAATGAAAGATCCGTTTTGGGCGGAAAGTTGGGATCAAGCGATCGAGCAAGCTGGAGCAACTCCATTCTTGCGTGGCGTAAACGACAAGAACTGGTTTGCGGACTTCGACTGGTTTCTAAAGCCGGATTCACTGACCAAAATAATTGAGGGCAAGTACGGCACACGTGAGCACGTTTGTAAAGTAGCTGACATGGAAAAGCTCGATCGCGAAAGGAGCGGAAAATGACGGTCCTTGATTACGCAAGAGCTTATGTTTCCGCTGGCATCTCTGTTTTGCCGCTTAGGCTTGACGGGACGAAGGGTCCGGCTATTGCCGCGTGGAAGCAATTCCAAACGCGTTTAGCGACGGATGCGGAGTTGTGCGAGTGGTTTGCAGTCGACGAGATGCTCGACTGCCACACCGGTATTGGAGTGATAACGGGAAAAGTATCCGGTAATTTGGAAGTGATAGACTTCGACATGCACACGCTGATTTGGCCAGCGTTGTCGTTGCTGCCAAGGTCATTGGTTGAGAAGCTCGCGATTTACGAAACTCCAGGGGGTTGGCACGTTGCTTACCGCTGTGACGAGATTTGCGGCAACACGAAGATAGCAATGTGGGAACCAATCAAGACTCCAAGTCGAGTTGGCTACGGTCCAGCGGAATGCGGCAAGGGCGTTAGAATCGAATCACGTGGAGAGGGCGGCTACATCGTTGCAGAAGGTTCGCCGTTTACAGTCCACGATACCGGCATACCGTATTGCCATTACTTCGGGCCGCGTCTTGAATGCGTCGAGACGATCACGCCAGAGCAACGCAAGGCACTATGGCAAGCGTGTAACCAATTTGACTTGAGCGACCAGCGACAACGCTTAACGGAAATCAGGATAACAGAACTAACAAGTAAGCCAGGCGTTGTCGATCTAGAGAAGCCTTGGGATTGGTTTGATCGCGTCGGAACGTGGGATGGTATTCTTTTGCCGCTCGGTTGGTCAAAGTGCGGCGATGGGGCGTATACGCGGCCAGGAAAGAAACATGGGGTTAGTGCCTCGGTCGGAAACCCCAACGGTATCGAACTACTGAAAATATGGTCAACATCGGTATCCGGGTCGGATTACAAATCACTTGGAAAGTTCAACGCGTTGGCTGAACTCAAGTTCGGCGGCGACACACGTGAAGCAGCAAAGTACGTTTCGGAACTCATGAAAGGCAAAAGATGAGCAACCCACTAATTGACGAAGAGGAAGTTCGCAAAGTCGAAGAGGAGCTGGCGGCGAAAGCAAGCAAGACGAAAGTATCCACGGTAAGGCAAGCTGTTGCTAACGTCATCGCAAACATTGAAAGCGGCGAGTCACCGTTAATCACGCTCGGCATACCGGAACTAGATTATGCGATAGGCGACGGGCTCGCGCAAGGTGAGATGCTTATCATCGGGGCTAGACCATCACACGGGAAGAGTGCCATTGCGTTACAGATGATTCACCACATAACACACAAAGGCATTCCAGTTCTCATCGTTTCGCAGGAGATGAGTGACTTAGCGTTAGGGAAACGGACATTACAGTTTTTGTCCGAGATACCGCAAGATGATTGGTCATTCAACGTCGATGCGTTACGACTTGAAGCCGAAGAACATTTTGCAGGGCGTGCCGATGCTTACATTCTTGAGACGATACCGAACGCAATGGAACTTTGCGAACGAGCAATCAAGATGCAAGCCGAAAACGGAATTAAAGTTGTTGTTGTCGATTATGCTCAAATAGTCCAAGGCATTGGTAAAACACAATACGAACGAGTCACTGACGTAAGCTCAAGACTGCGACGGTTAGCAACGGAAACAGGGTTGACAATTATTGTTCTTGCTCAGTTATCGCGTGAAGTCGAGAAGCGTCCGGAGTTTATTCCAACTTCAAAGGACTTAAAGGACTCAGGACAGATTGAGCAAGACGCGGACGTTGTTATCTTTGCGGTATGGCCGTACAAGATCGATTCAAAGCGAGAGCGTAACCATTATCAATTCATAGTCGATAAGAATCGCAATCGGGCAATCCGCAAACACGGCTTCGATGTGTATTTCGAACCGGAACGACAACGCTACCTAGACGCAAGCGTGGCTTGTATAAACAACGAATACTCAAAGGACTTCTAAATGACACCGACACAACAAAACATCGTCGAAGACTTGGACTGCGTAAAAACGATACTTGAAGACTTGGTAATAGTGGCTGAAGAAAAGTGCAAAGGCTACGCGGCTGGTGCTATCGATTTAGCCGCAGACGCTGTGGCACATGCCATCGATTTAGTTCGTGTAGCGGAGATGATGAAATGAAAATTGACGGAATACCAGAAGGTTGGGAGTTGGTGCGTATTGGAGAGGCTGAAGTGGATGAATGGTATATCGACTGGGGAGGGAAACCACAACATCGCGTCGAACGCACGATAGGAGGTTGTGCCATCGTCAAACGTATCGAGCCAACCTACCGACCATTCGCGAACGCTGCAGAGTTTATGCCGCATCGAGACAGGTGGGTGAAGTCGAAACTAGACTTGAGTTCTCATAATCGTGTTGGCAGAGTTGTACAGTACGACGATCAGCGAGCGTACTTTACGAACGGAGAGGCGCATTCATCGCGCGACTGGGACTATCTTTTCAAGCATATGGTATTCGAAGACGGAACGCCTTTTGGAATCGATGCAACAAAATGATAGAGCGCATCGGAGCAATAGTGTGTTTGGTTTTTGCTGCTTACTGCATTTGGCGTCTCAATGAAAGAAGACAATGAAAATCACATTACCATTCCCCGACATGCAGCGATTACACGCACATGCAAAAGGTAACTCGCGTTACACCAAATCCAAAGCAACGAAAGAAGCGAGGCAGTTGGCGTGTTACGCGGCAACAGACATGCTCAACAGAAAACTTACCGTCCCGTTAATTGGGAGAGTGCTTGTAAGCTACGCGATCTATGTTCCCGACAATCGCGAGCGCGACGAATGCAATATGCTTCAGGCGTGCAAGCCATACGTTGACGGACTCGTTGACGCTGGATTGTGTGGCGGAGATAGTTGGCAGAAAATGAGTTTGTTCAACGTGTTTGTAGAGATCGATCGAGAAGATCCAAGGGTTGAGATAACGCTGAACGGGACTCTCGGAAAAGGCGACATGATGGCGGTGAACCATGCTGACTGAACCACAAATCGAATACTGCCTCGCGAAGATCCGACAGCAACTAACACCAGTCGAGGGCCAAACATTTCGACCCAACATCGAACAAATCATCGGCACGATAAAACGGACTATCGATGAAGCCTACCAAGACGACAAGGCTACAAGCGATTCAGACTCCATTTGCGAACTTGGACTTGAAGAACGGACGTCCAGTATTCTTGAACGAGCTGGCTACGAAACCGTTCTCGCACTTCGCAACGCATCAGCGAAAGAACTGCTTGAGATCAAGCATGTTGGGATCGGGATGCTTGAAGAAGTTAGGGAGGCGATTGCTGAACGTGGTTTTCGTTTGCGAGGTGACAAACCGAAAGGGTGTTTTCATGGATGAATCATCGAAAACGTTATCTCGAAAAACTGTCGCGGCAATGTTGGGTGTAAGCGTTTGGACCGTTGACCGCTGGCGAAAAAACGGAAAGCTTCCAGAACCAGTCATGCCGTTCCATCGTGCACCTCGTTGGACTATTGCCCAAATTCAAAAAGTGACGGATAAGATAAATCTAGTAGCATCGAGTAGCATCGAGTAGCACGCATGTTGTAATCGCGTTGCGTAATCGCTAGTGTGATCACTGAACCCGATTGATCTTTTTCACACTAAATGCGGTGCAATATGTCAAACACGCTGAATTCTTTGATTGACCAAGCGGTTGATCAGTGTCCGGTATTCCGGCGGATGGCATACAAAGCACTGCTTCGAAGTCCACGGGTGCGAAGTGCATTCGCTGCGACTCTGGCCGACAAAATGGTCGACGAGCCTTGCTGTGCATCAATCAACGATCCTTTGCGAGGTGAGTCTTTTGACGGTGACGTTGCACTTGCGATTGATCCGGCTAACCTCAAAGCAATCTTGGATTTCATCGTTTCGATTTTACCGTTGATCCTGAAACTTTTCACGCACGTTTGATGGGGCGAGGTTGGCGTGCCTTGGCTTGTGCATCATGGGGCCGAAAACGCTTGTCAGCCAGCAGAGCAGTAGAAATTTCCTACAATCACTGGCCTGTTTCCAAACAGGACGAAAGATGTTGAAACTATGCTAACGCGATTTGCTCTTGCACTCCTTTTCGTCTCACCCCTTTGTTCGTTAGTGCAAGGGCAGATCGATTTAAGCTTTACGACGGCTACTGCGCTCGAAGGCGTCAAGTCACCGCGTATCGTTGGAGATCGCATCTTAATCGGCACGGACTCAAAGCCGACATCGACGACAGTTGCGATCGTAAAAGCGATTACCGATTACAAGTTCCTCGACATCGAGGCTTACAAGTCACTCGATGAAATTGTCGTGTTGGAGAAACTCGACAGTGAGAACGAATGGTTAGTTGTTGGTAGTGGAACTATCACGGTAACAGCACTCGCATTTGATCCGGAAAAGGGCATCGCCAAGAAGCGGATCAAGATCGAGTTGTCTCCGACTCCACCTGGTCCAGATCCTGGTCCAGATCCGACACCGGACGTGCCGCCAGACGTTTTCGACAACATCGGACAACGCATTGCTACTTGGTCTGCTGGGCTTCCAAAGCGTTTAGAAGTCGGACAAGTCTACAAAAAGTACTCTTTAGAGTTGGTCAGCAATCCAACAATGGACATCAATCGAGCCATCGGGCTAGCGAGCACGGAGAGACTCGCTTTGCTTGGTGTGGACGCGAGCAAATACAACGACATCACTACTAAGCTGAACGCTGATGTAAGTGCAAGGTGGCCGATGAGCAAGGGCACGTTGAGCGACTACCTTGGATGCGTTGCGAAAGGGTATGGTGCGAAGTGAGCACAGTAACATTCGATCCAAACTACATCGGTCCAATGGGCTTCGAAACGCATCAAGCCAATGCGACGATTGCCGAAAAAGTAAACACATCGAAGCGAATGCAGCATGTGTTTGCGGAAGATAATCCAATCGTTTATCGGCAACGAGAAGCCAGATCGATACCTCCTGGGCTCGCAAAGAAGTGGGATGAATTCCAGGTCAGCAAGGGACGTTCGCCAGGGTCGCAGGACTTGACGTTGATGGTTGAATTCATCTTCGGAACTCCATGGCCGTTTCTTCCACAAGACATCGGTTCTTGTGTTTGGAGCAATACTTTTCGTCCGTGGATCGATCGTATGTGCTGGGAGATTTGTTTAAACGGAGATCCTGAGGCTTACATCGGAACAGAACAGTTTGGCGTCAAGTCGATCGCTCCGCACTGCGTCACATACGGCATCGCTCGTGAAATCGCAAACATGAGAGGGTCGGATGGTCTCTACTGTGCACCGATGGTCAAGGCATTGACTCGTGGCGTAGTCTTATGCTCGACACCGAAGGTAAAGGAACTTCACGACGCAGCTAACGCAAGCGGAGAAACCAACTATCCTGAGCCACGTAGTGCGTCGCTGTATCGCAAGATAGGAGACTGGGCTTGGAATACTGCACTGAAGCCATACCTGTGTTGCGCGTTGCGTGAGTCTGTTGATGTTACGACAGTTGACCAACACAGACTACAAGAAGACCAATGCAAGCCGATGATTATGTGTTCTGGTATTGCAATCAGGAAAATCGGAAACCACAAAGATGGGTTCGCGATCCATGGCATCGATCCAAATAATTCATGGGCTCACAACATGGGATTCAATGGATTCCGATTGGCTAGCGATGGCAATCGCTTTACACGTCTCGGAAACAAATCATGGACGAGACCAGGTCAAGATCCAGAGGAGTTGATTTACAATCTTCCTCCCGAGGAAATGCAAAAGATTTATCGCAAGGATATCGATGTTGCATCGATTGGCGAGATCGAAGGCTTACCACTAGCGCCACCGAGTTTGTAAATGAATGAACTATGGCAGAAGATGCTTTCGGACCCAGGCCACCATTTTTGGAAGGTCATAAGGCTTGTCGTCGTCGGAGTCATGTTTTTGATTTGCGCTTCTCTTCTGTACAACAACTCGATTGCAAAAGCTGACTTCATGTCGTTGGTTTTGATTTTACTTGGGTTGGCTGGATACGACCAAGCCAAGGCATCGTTAACAAGGGAGTAAGAAAATGGTAGTGCGAGGAATAGCAATCGTTGCAATGTGGATGCTATGCGAGGCGTTGGCGAACGCTGATTGCGGAGGAGTCCAGCGAGCAACGCCGGTGCGCAATCTCGTTGCGACCAGGCCGGTGCTAACTACGTTGCAGAAGATTCGCGCGAATGCAGTAAGTCGGCGTGCGTCGTGTTCAGGTACTCAAGCTGTCCAAGCGAGTTGCTCGGGTGCTCAAGCGGTTGGTTGTGCCGGGTCGATGGTCGTGCCGCAAGCACCGGCACCGATGCCACCAGCGGCCAAACTGATATCGGCACCTGTTCAAGACTGGATACCGATTCAAGAGTCTCCGATTCAATACGAGATCTTTCAGCCACCGACGCGTCCCGTTTGCGTTGATGGCCGTTGCGATATGGTAAACGCAACTCCGATTAGAGACGCGGTATCGAATGCGTACCAGCAAGCGTTAGCATCAGCTCAATACAGAGCCGCTAACCGCATCAAGGGGCATAGCTATCTCGACACTCATCGAACGTCTGGAGTTGGGTACGCCAGCCACGACAGCAATCCGACTACATGCCTTGGTCGCGGCGGATCGAACTACGCTGTAGTTCAAGGCACAGACGGATGGTACGCAACAAAATTCAATAAATGATGACTAATGAGCACACTGACTGGACTACATGGATCATCACCACAATTATGGCTGCATTGACGACTATGATTGGAACAGTCGTGTTTTTGGCTAAGTTGATCGAATCGAAATACGTCATTGAGATTCGAGAGTTAAAGATGGAAATGAATGAGATGATTGTTAAGCATGAAGATTGCCTGCAAAAACATCACGAAGCGGAACTTCGGTTAGCACGTCTCGAATCGCAAGTCATCAAAAACACAACGCAAATCGGCACTAACACAACGCAAATCAAAGCACACGAAAATCATGGCAATAACTAATCATGGCAGCAATCACAATCACGCTTAATTCGGTATGTGCTGGTGGAAACCATCTTCGGTTGCAACTAACTGGTGATGCGACAGGCACTAAGACATTGACACTTGAAGAACTAACGCTACCAATCGAAACAGAAGATAAAGAAGCATTCCTGCGAGTCATCACAAAGATGGCTCGCATGGGTCGAACAAATGCACAAGCTAGAACTCTCCTGCAAGCAGGCGTTACGGTGACAGTATGAGTTATGATTCTGGTATATGGTGGCCGTGGGGAACACCTCCAAGTAGTTTTGGCGCTGGTTCCGGCACAACACTGGACGCATCGGGAGAGTATGCAGCGTTTATTGGGAGGATTGCAATTGCCGGTAAGGCTACCTCCAAAACATTAGACACAACCGGATCAAGTTCGATTCGTTTTTTGCTCGCAACGGCTCCTGTATTTGATAGCATCTCACCAACCTCGGAATTCACCGTAGGCTTCAGAGGCATCGATAAGACAACAGGGCTTCCTGTTCGTCCTGATGCATCATGGGCTACAGCAAATTATGCTCGGTCAGTGATAACGCAAGCAGCTAACACGACACCGACACTCACAACAACATCAACAACAACTGGGCATGTTGCGATTCCAACTCATGGAACAATTACACTGAGTCACGGAGACGAAGTGTGTTTCGTAATGGAAATGACCACACGAAGTGGAAGTGATTCGGTTGTTACTGCTGGAATTGCGAGAACATCTGTTGGTTCGCAGTACCCGTGTGGAGTAACAAATGTGTCCGGAAGTGTAGCTGTAATTGGAACAATGCCAGGATCAGTAGTTATCACGTTTTCCGATGGAACGATAGGAGTAATAGATGGAACGTTTCAAGGGGTGCCATTAACGCAAACATTTAGTGACGCGACAAATCCGGATGAATATGGGCAGATATTTCAAGTGCCTTTCGCATGCAAGATTGATGCCATTGGCTTCATGATGAGGCTCGTAGACGCTACATCAGATTTAAGATTTGATCTAGTTTCAGATCCGCTAGGAACTCCCACTTCGCTTGTAAGTGGACCAATCACTTTCAACGCTGAAAACATGTCTGCTGCTAGTGACTTACCTGTAATATATTCGCTGTCTTCCGAGATAAGTCTTGCGGCAAATACAGATTACTGCGTAGCAGTTAAAGCTACGGGAGCAGGAACCATAAGATGGAATCAAGCATCACTGATGGATGCGGCAGTAAGATCGTTCATGGGGCCGGGTGTGAACACAACGACGAAGGGCGTGACTCGCAACGGTGGCACAGGTGCCTACGGGTCTGCGAGCACTACTGTCCACAACCCCTTTGGAGTGCGAATTAGCGAGATAACAGCCAGTGGCGGTGGTGTTTCGGGAAATACCTCAGGAGGTGTACAGTGCTAGTCTCAGGCGGATCAACAGATGTAGTTAGTTATTTTCAGATGAGACTACTAGCAGGCGGAGACGCAACAGGGCTAACGATTACTGATTTCGATTTGTCGTATACTCGATCCGGTGATACGACTTCAGCTAAGGCCGATGGGGTAGCGCTTGCGGCAGCAAACACAGCACATACCGACAATCGTGGAATTGAGGTTGATGCAACTGACTGTCCAGGTCTATATCGATTTGATTTCCCCGATGCGGCATTTGCGTCAGGAGTCCGAGAAGTACTGTTAACCGTAAAGCATACGAGTTGTTTCACGGAATCGTTAAGAGTCGAAATCAATGCAGCGGTGAATACAGTTCAGTTTGCAGGGCAAACAATCACAGCGGCTGCCGGTGTAACGATACCATCATCGATTGCCAGTCCAACCAATATCACCGCAGCAACAGGCATCGTACTGTCTGGTGTAACTCATACGGGAGCAGTGATTCCAACGGTGACAACAACCACAACAGCAACTAACCTAACTAACGCTCCAACATCTGGCGATCTAACAGCCACGATGAAGACATCTGTAACAACGGCAGCCACGGCAGCAACACCAATTGCAGCTAGTGTGACTGGCAACGTAGGTGGTAATGTAGTCGGAACAGTGGCGTCTGTTGTTGGTGCTGTCGGTTCCGTAACTGGTCTAACGGCTGCGAATCTAGACGCGGCAATATCTAGTCGAATGGCTACTTACACACAACCTACCGGATTCCTAGCTGCGACATTCCCAGCTACAGTCGCAAGCACAACAAACATCACCGCAGGAACGATAACGACTGTCACCGGAGTAACTGGACTAACTACAACGACAATCGCAGATGCAGTCTTGAGCCGTAACGTCAGCAACGTCGAGGCCAGTGCGGCTGAGCACACACTTTGCACTGTCGTGCTTGCGATGCTTGAAAACTCGATCAGCAATACAACGCTAACGATCAAACGCACAGACGGTAGCACAACGCACGCTACTAAAACATTGACGGTAGACGCAGCGGCAGATCCTATAACAGGGATAACATAATGGCTGCTGGATTTACGAGCTATACAGGTTGGTGGGTTGGCGGATTTTCGTTACAGTACCAAGCGAGTGTTAGCAGCCTTCGGATATCCAGAACCACGATAGTAATTTCGCAGCGTACATTCGGCCACAAGTGCGAACGACGCGACATCCGCATGCACCAAGGATCGACTTGGCGTCGTCCAATTGCGTTAGTTGACTATCTTGGTGTAGCAGTAGATTTAACAGGTTGCACTTTGCGTGGAAACGTTCGCAAGAATGCGTTAGACGCAGGTACTCCGTTAATAACGATCGCATGCACAATAACAGACGCTGCGAGTGGATACGCTGAACTACTCGTTACCAACACGGTGTTGGCGGCCATCACAACAGGCGAGAGATTAAAGGACACGGCTAGCCGACATTGGTACGATGTCGAATTGGAGTGGTCAGACGGATACGTTCAACGCATCGTCGAAGGACGTGACGACATATTCCGGGAGGTGACCAAATGACCCTCCCTCTAACAAGGACATCAATCGCAGTATCTCAACGAACCTTTGGGCACAGGTGCGAGAAGCGTGATATTCGGATATACCAGGGAGCGACATGGAAAGCACCTATTGCACTCGTAGACTACCTAGGGGATGCGATGGACTTAACGAGTTGCACTTTGCGAGGGAATATCCGGAAGTTGGCACTCGATACAGGCACGCCGTTAATAACGATCGCATGCACAATAACCTCTGCGGCAAGTGGCTATGCTGACTTATTAGTCCCGAAGAATTTAACGAGCGCACTGACAGTTGGCGAACATCCATATGCATCGGCTAGTCTCCATTGGTACGATATTGAACTCGTTTGGGACGATGCAGATGTTCAGAGAATCATCGAAGGATCTTGCATTATAGATCGCGACGTTACGCGCACCGGCAGTGGTATTGGTTTTATGCAAATCGGAAATACGTTCCTAGTGAGTTAAAAAAATGGCTGAACAAACAAGAACAGTGCTTAAGAGTTACTTCGAAACCGGCGACTATCCAACGCAAGCACAGTTTATTGATTTGATTGACTCACATGCGTTGGTTGCGGAAGATGCGCTTAAAGCACCTCTAGCATCTCCTACGTTCACAGGCACCGTAATTGCAAAAGGAGACTTGAATCTAGGGGAACTTGGAGCACCTGGTCACCTTCATTTTTCAGATGGTGCTGGCGGTGCTGGGGTAGAGATTGACACAGGTGTAGACACTCTAACTGTCGGTGGCACTATCGACGCGACAGGACTGAAAGTTGGCGGCATAACAGTCCCTGCAATCGCGTACGTCAAGTTGACATCTGTTACGTATGCAATAAGTTCCAATTGGACGTACACGGGTGGAGTCGATGTACAAACAGTCGTAACGAACGAACACAGCGAAACGTTTTTCTTAATTGCTCCGGGGGGTTATACGTGGAGTAATAATGAGACGTACATTTTGCTGCCACGGTACAGCGCGATGACGTTCGTTAAGAGATCAGTGTTGGCAGGATCAATCGTCGAGATTATTTCGGACGTAGTACCGCAGATAGCACAATTCGAGCCAGTGACCGTTGCTGAAATGGTCGCACTCGCAAAACTACCAGACGACAAGCTAGTGAGCCTCAGCGGGTACTACGCGCGAAACGATGGCGGTGGACAGGATCTTGTTTATCGATCTACTGGCCGGGTTGCAAATGCAATTACTAATAATCTTGGTTTGGATTTCTTCGGGCCGGGTGCTGACGACTATTTTGCCGCTGTCGATCGAGAAATAACGGCCAAGAGATTTGGTTGCAAGGGCGATGGTGCGACAAACGACAGAGCACGTTTAGTTGCTGCTGATACTCTCGGATCGGTTTGGCTTGAGTCAGGTACTTATGTAATTGCTACGAGCGTGACGCTTACTAACAAACTCGTGTTTGCGCCGGGAGCAAAACTAAAGCCAAGCAGCGGAGCGACTGTGACGCTATCGGGAGGGTATACGTCAGAAGAGACGCAGCAAGTATTCGACGTAACTGCTGGTGGGACAATCGCAGTTCGAAAGCAATCATACCTAAACGTTATGCACTTCGGTGCTCTTGGCGACTACGCATACCCGTCATCGGGAACAGACAACTACGCCGCAATCCAAGCGTGCTTCACCGCTGCTTCTGTATTAGCAACGGCG